ATCTCCAGTTAAATTCGGCACGAATGCTTTAAGATGTACTGGAAACGGAGTTAAGTATACACATAGATCCGATTATGATTTCACGGGAACATGGACCATTGAATTTTGGATTTATTTCGATAGTGCGAATATCTCTACTAGCACCAATAATGGTGAACAAGAAATCATTTCAAAAACCAACGCAGGGCAAAATGCGGGCGGTTGGTCGATTTATACCCACGTAGATCAATATGGAAATAGAGACTGGCGTTTTAAATACCACGATGTAACTAATAATGTTGTTGAAGAACTTACTGTAGATGGTACGGCGGGAGTCTCTTGGAATTCTATCTATCTCAATCAATGGCAACATATTGTTTTCACTAGAGATAGTAACGGAGCTCTACACTTCTATAGAGATGGTACTGAAGCAACAACCACCATTGGTGGTACTGTATATGCAAATGCTATTGATAACAATGGTTATGATATCTGCATTGGTGGTGGTCAGGCTACCTCTACAAACACTTTTGATGGATACATTGATGATCTTCGCATCACTAAAGATGTTAGATATGTCAGCACTGGTAGCAACTCTCCAAATTTCACACCACCAACGACAGCACACCCCATCAGTGGCACCACAACAAATTTCACACCACCTCCAACTAGCAAAGCTGGTGAGATTACACTAGGTACATCCCCCACATGGACTGGAACAGCAGGAGCAACGGTGACTCGGGTATCTCAAGGCACCTATGATCTGACCTTCACAAATCCATTTACTAATGCCACTGACTACTATGTTATTGCTAATGCGATGGATGTCACTGGATCATCAACTTTAGAAATAACCAGATCTTCTGACAAGGTAAGGGTTATTGTCTTTGGAGGGGGGAATTTAACTGATAGTGGATCCGTCTCCGTTCAGGTTATTGCACACTGATAAATACTAAAATAGAGGAATAGTCTGGTATCATGCCATTAAGAAACGTACCAATTACATATACCCTTGATCAACAGCGCCAGGAGATCAATGCTCTTGCTGCTGATGTAAACGGGTTAGACGTTACCTTTGACGAGAAGGTGGATGATAGGGTTGCTGCCCTATTACAAGGTGGTGTGGGAACAGCGGTCACTTATGATGATGCTAACGGATCGTTAACAATCGACCTAGCATTCAACGAGTTTTCCACATCTTCAGTTCTGGAAGGCACCAACCTCTATTTCACAGATGCCAGAGCGAATGCTGCTATTGACGCGAGAGTAAACCAGACATTTGTCAATAACCTGAACATCACAAATCTTGGTCCCCAAGATTCTATTACTCTATCTCTAGGTCAAACAACCAAGTATCTAACTCCTCTAAACTACAACAACGTATCGTGGGACACCGCCTATGGATGGGGTGATCATGGTGCTGTTGGATATCTAACGAGTTACACAGAGAGTTCTACACTAAACGATGTAGTTGGACGAGGAGATACAACTGCCTCTAGTATTACTGTTGGTGGAGTGACTACAAATAGCGTCACCACATCAACAGCATCAGCAAACTTGACATTGACTGGAAACAATGTAGTTGTTCCATCCAACACCAGATTTGGTACTATTGCTACTGCACTGGCAAATGACTATGGTGTGCTTGTCGATAAAGATGGCGAAATTGTAATTAACCACGCACCAGGTTCTGGCGGTTTAACACTCAAGTCCAGTGGCAACACTACATTCAATATCGACGGCACTGGAAAAATTAATGGTGTTGTTAAGTTTGTAACTTCTGATGGCACCGCTGGACAATCTCTAACCACTGACGGAAATGGTCAACTGTATTGGGGTGAAGGCGGTGGTGCCAATGTCGAAGTAGGTGACAATCCACCATCAAATGCCACCAGTGGAGATATGTGGTGGGAGAGTGATTCTGGTCGATTGAAAGTTTACTACGACAACGGAGCAAACCCAGCAGCATGGGTTGATGCATCTCCTCCCCTCGTAGTAGATTCTCCAAACTCGGCATTTAGAAATGCTGTTGGTGACTGTGATGCATCCTTCACTTTGGGTGGATCTGGAACATTGTTCACTGATGACAATGGAACGTTTAATGCAGGTATTACTGTATCAAACTTCACTAGAGTTAGAATTAGCATTTTGTTTGGTAAACTGAATGGCACTAACAATACCAGTGGACTTATTTCTGTTGAAAGAAGTGACGGATCTACACTGACAGAAATTTGCACAATCGCTACAACAGATCCAAATATTACTGGTGTAACTCCGCTTTACTTTGAGTTTGTTGACGAGCATGGTGGAACTACTGGTGACATCATGACATACCAAATTAGATTGAAGTCCCTGACTGCATCTGGAAGTAGAACTGGTACTGAAACGTGTCAGTTATATGTTCAAGAAATTTGAAATAAATAACTAAACGGAGAGATCTTAAGAAATGGCAATTCTATTCCCAGATACCGCTGGACAAGCTACAGACGGTTCATTTACACATACCGAGGGTGGTCTTACTTGGATCTGGAATGGTAGCAGCTGGAGATCCAGTGGTGGAACCCTTGACACATATCAACTACCAACTGCAAGCACAACTGTATTGGGTGGTGTAAAAGTAGATGGATCTACGGTCACTATTGACACTAACGGCGTAATTAGCTCCGCTGGCGGCGGTGGTGGCGGTGGAGGAGGCGGCACCAGTCTTGGAACGAGACAAGACTTTAATGCCTCTACCAGTTCTACACATGCCAATGATGTTGACGAGAGTATTGTTATTACAGCATACAAGTCATATGCACTACTGAAGTTAAATGTATCTCACCCAGCATGGGTAAGAATTTATCCTACATCTGCTGCACGAGCAGCGGATGCATCTAGAACTATTTCTGAAGATCCCACCCCTGGTTCTGGCGTAATTGCAGAAGCTATTACAACAGGAACCAATGAAGATGTTCTCTTCACTCCTGCTTTGATTGGATTTAACGATGATGCTACCCCATCAACAAACGTTTATCTAGCAGTTATGAATAAGTCTGGAGGACAGCAAACCATCACTGTTGAAATGACTGTACTCCAACTAGAGGCATAAAATGGAACTAGGCGGTTCAGCGGTATTAGTAGATGTAGTTCTTGTCGAAGGAACTGACAAGCAAGCATTTGTAGATAGTTTTGATGAGAATAAAGCAGAGTGGTGGAATATGCTTCCATCTATGCCTACCTTGCTGGTCATGCTTGTCGAAGGAGATTTCGTCGCGACTCTAGGAGCAGACCCAAGAGTTGTTTCTGCATCTGAAGTTCCACAATCATTTCCATGTACTCTCCCAGACAAGGAGAGCATGACAAAAAGATTTACTTCTTCCACAAGTTCATCTTACAGAGCAGATTCTGGACTAGGAGAAGATAATTCTGGTCTCCAGTTTTACTTGGACACAGAACATATCGTTGCTACAGATCCTGGCGGAGAAATTCAAAAAATTGGTAGAGAAGTTGGTAGTGTTAACGGCGATGACGCATACTTTGTTGATGGCACTTATACTTCCAGATGGACTGGAAAGAATGTTGATATTGTCACATTAGAATCTGGTAGTGGTGGAGACTGGTCTACTCACCAAGGTTTGCATGATGTACACCCAGACTTCCAAAAGTTAGAAAGTGAAGATGACTCTCATGGGAGTGTACATCCTTACTGGTATCAGTGTACAGCACACTCCAATATGAAGAATACCATCACAATTAATGATGCTGATGGTACTAGAGAAAACTATAATATTGCTGTAAGTTTTGGCGGAAGTGGAATTTACACATTGAGTGGATCTGATAGAAATGGAACTGTCAATGGAAGCAATCCTCCACTAGTATTCCAAGAAGGAGATATTGTAACATTCAGTGTAACTGCTTCTGGTCACCCATTTGAAATTCGTTTTGCTGATGGTGGCGCTGCCGTAAGTGATGGCAGTGTTCAAAATAACACTACTGATAGTGGCGATGTAATCTGGACTTTAAGGACGGCATCTAGATTCATTCCAATGGATTGGCCAGATCTAGAAGCAGCTGCCAACAACCAAGTAACATCTCAAGATGGTGGCAACAGTGGATTGACTAATCATGGCATTGGTGTATTGAGTGTTTCTGGCGGTACTATTTGTGGATTTGCAAAGAAAGCAAATCTCTATGCAATGTACCTAGTTACTGGTGACAGTCCAACAGAGTGTATTCAAGCATTGATTGATTGGCACAATGCCAAACCGAATAATCCAGAAACTGGAGAGAAAAACCCCACTATCATGATTGCAGAATATCAGTATCTGCAAGATAGGAGACGTGCAATTCCAGTAGATTATGTTGACAGTATTGTCACTCCAAATGGAACTGTCAATAGACCCAGTGGTAGTCATTCTGGCAATAGTCCATATTGGTATCAGTGTACAGCACACTCCAACATGAAGGGAACTATCACTGTAAACACCAGTGATGGTACTACAAACAATTACACCATTAACGTAACCTTTGGTGGATCTGGATTGTATAGTATGAGTGGTTCTGATAGAAACGGAGCTGTTAGTGGAACTAATCAATCTATCACTATCAATGATGGAGACACTCTTACATTCGCTGTAAATGCGGGTGGTCATCCATTTGTAATTAGAGTTGCTGATGGCGGAGCTAACTTAACTGATGGAGTAACAGGACAAGGTGCTACAAATGGCAATGTGGTTCTTACCACAGTAGCAGGTGGATGGGGATCTGATTTGTCGGAATTTGTGAAGGCAAATATTATCCCATTCAAAGTTTACGACGCAACTAATGGCACCAGATGGTGTGTCGTGATGCCTAGTCAGTCTACATATAGTTCTTTACACACAGCACTAGAAACTGCTTGGAATAGTGGTATCATCTGTGTTAATGCCGCTGGTAATAATGGTGGAACATATACGAAGAGATCCGATTCCAATGATGTGTACGTCACTGTAGATGAACCAACGCCATATGACATCACATTGATCAGTTATGGAGATAGTAATAGTGCTTCTACTTCTAGCACCACTACTTGGTATCCTCACATAGCATATGGTCCACATGGAACTAATAACAATATTGATGTAGCAGCAGGATACAACTCGGAAGCAATGCCTGGTTGGGATGGATATTCAAACCGTGGACCTGGTATTACTATTACTGGACTTGGAGCGAATACTTACAGCGCATATCAAAGTTCAACATATGGATCCCATAAGTGGGGTATGTTCTCTGGAACAAGTTGTGCAACACCAACTGTTGTAGGAAAAGTTGCCTGCCTGATGGAGAAGTATCAACACTATAACGGAACTTGGCCATCACCAAACGTAACCAAGCAATTATTGGTTAGGGCAGCAAAGAATGTAGTACGTAGTATCCCTTCGGGAGGAGTCAGTTTTTCTTGGAATAATGTTCCTAGTGCTGGTGGCGCATCTCTATCCAACGCAATATCTTTTGGTAACTGTTATATTGGTGGTGGCGGTGGAAATGGTGGATACACATACACAGAGGCAGCAGGAACACCTGGACTACGAGCATTCTTTGACGAACCAGACTTCTCTGGTCATAAATTAAAACTTAAAGGTAGAAGACCAGTTCAGGGAGCAACATACCCCAGAACACCCAATTCCATTGGAAGAACATCCGCAACCTACCCAGAATTGATCGTCTAAATATAGATACTTGTTATACTCAATATGGATAATGCAAAGTTGCGAGCTGAATTTGAAAAGCAGTTTGCAGACTATGATCTGAAGATCAGAAGAGGTGAAGAAGAACTTGCCAAGTTGCGTGAATATCGCACTAAACTAGAAGGCGGTTTGGAAGCACTTAACCTACTAGAAAAGGATACCGATGGCAGCGATACCAGTCAACATACTGATTGATAAAGGAGCAGACTTTGCCGTCACCTTTTTCATCACTAATAAAGACGGAACCCCACTAAACATGTCGGGGTATACTGGTGCTGCAGCGATGAAGAAGAGTTATTCTGCAACTACTTCAGTCCCATTTACTCTAGATTTTGTTAACAGAACTACAGGGGAAATTGCTCTGACACTAACAGACACCGAAACCCTGGCGTTAGATCGTAGAAGATATGTCTATGACATTGTTCTTACAGATCCTAACGGATACAAGACCAGAGTAATTATGGGCAATGCAGAAGTAAGTCCTGGAGTTTCCTGATGGCACAGTATAACGTCAGGGTTGGTAATAATGCATATCGTGTTGGTAAGCAGTTGCCAGCGCAACATAAACTTGACGTAAACTACCAGATTCCGTCAAAGTCAGTACAAAATTCAAATCTTCTGATTGAATCACTGGCATCACAATTTGATGGAACACAAGACACATTCAATCTGATCGTTAACGGAGAACCTTATACTCCACTTAACGAAGAACAAATCATGATTTCTGTTGGGGACGTTGTTCTGTCACCAGGAGTTGACTACATTGTATCTAACGACCAGATTGTTTTTAGTACACCACCATCTGCTGGTGTGCAATTCTTTGGAGTAGCATATGCTACTACAGCAGATTTAACCAGAACTCTTAACTATGTCATAGACAGTGGTTCTTTCCCTATGGGGAATGGTCCAAAAGGAACCATGACCGTTGACGTTACTGGAACTATCGAGTCTTGGACCATCCTTGCTGATAGCGAGGGCAACATCGAAGTTGATATCGAGAAGTGCAGTTTTGCTGACTTCCCCAACTTTCAGTCTATTTGTGGCACTGAACGTCCTACCTTGGGATCCATAAATAACTTCACGGCTAGAAAAAACAAAGACGACAGTCTGTCCACCTGGAACACTACAGTGAACGCAGGAGACATTTTTCAGTTTAAGGTGAATTATTCGATCAATATTTCACGATGCATGGTCTCATTAAAACTGAAACTATAAATAGTAACGATATAAATAAATTTACACCGAGAGATAAACACGGAGAGTTTACATGGCACTGCTAGTAACCGACAACGGTGAAATTGATTCTCTGCGTAATCTGCTGAATTATAATCAGGAGATTCCCAGGAACCTAATTCTTAAGTTGTTCACCACCAATACGTATCCTGCTGAAAGTGATACGCCTTCCCAAACCAGATATTATGAGCCATACACCAACAACAATACGTTGGGTTATGGTTCCGCACCTGTAACTGGTTACCACCAAATTGAAAACAACAGAACTAATCAAGACTATTCTAACCAGTATGGCATTCTGTTGAACGGCAATCGTTGGACGATTGAAACCCTACAAACTGCTGCAGTTGCTGCTGTACAAGGTAGTGGTACACAAGACGAATATACCATCACTGTTGCTGCTAACACTGGTATCAAAAAGGGCGACTATGTAACTGGCGGTGACGTTGGTACTGGTGCATATGTCGTTGACATCGACGGTCTAACTCTCCTC